GAAAGATTTAGTATCTTTATCGAAAAAACTTATACTGATAAGTTTGCTGGATGGACTGTTGGTCAACTTCAACCATTAGATGATTTCAGTGGAGAATTTGATGGTGAAAAAACAGACTTCCAGTTAAAGATTGGAGGTACAATTACTTCAATTATCGCATCTAAAGGATCTAGTGTTGTCATCCAGGATGTACTCCTGGTGTTCTACAACAATATTCTCCAAGTTCCTGGAGAAGGTTATACCTTCAATGGGGGAAGCACAATTATTTTCCCAGAACCACCAAAATCTGGTGATACTGTAAGTATTATATTCTATAGGGGAAATGGAGATGTTGACGTACAATCCGTTGATGTTTTGGAAACTGTAAAGGCTGGTGATACTTTACAGATTACATATGATCCAGCTCTTGGACAATCAGTGTTCCTTGAAGAAGATCCTAGGATCGTTTACAGTGTTGATGCCACAGATGTTGTATCCACAAATGCTTACTATGGTCCAGGAAACGTTGATAATGTAACTCTTGAAAGACCAGTTATTTGGTGTAAACAGACTGAAGACAGAATTATTGATGGCCAAAGAGTTGCTAAAGATCGTGATCAATATAAAGCAAATATTTTCCCAACCACTAATATAATTCAAACCGTTGGTGTTGGGTCAACTACAATCTATATTGAAAATATTCAACCTCTGTTTAACCAACAGCATGAAAGTAGTGTTTCTCTTTCGTTCCAAAAAGATATTCTTCTTATCTCTCAAGATTCTAAAGTTGGAGCATCAGCAACGGCCGTTGTTTCGACAGGTGGAACGATTTCTTCCATTGTAATTTCTGATGGTGGAGTTGGTTATACCACTGCTCCTACAGTTATTATTGGAAATCCAGTTGGACTTGGGACAGCGCAAAGACAAACCGCATCTGCTTCAATTACCAGTGGAATTGTAACTTCAATTTCCATCACTGGATCTGCTGCTACTGGATATGCCTCAACCAATCCACCGGCAGTTCTTATTGAACCTCCAACAACTTTGACTGAAAGAATTAATTCTGGAATTGTCTATACAGGAGACTTTGGAACTATTGTTGGTGTCGCTACAACTAGCGTTGTTGGGGTTGCCTCAACAGGATTGATTTTGAGTTTGTTTATTCCACAAAATTCTATCCTGAAAGATGCGAATATTGTGGGAATAGCGATCACCGTTAGTAGTCTTTCTGTCGGTGATTACTTTGTTGTTAGAGATTCCAATATTGGATTTGGCGTAACTTCACTTACTTCTGGTTCTGAAACAGTTGGAGTTGGTACAACCTGTATTGATAACGTTTATCAAGTTGTCGGAACATCTACTACACAAAGATCTCTTCCAGGAGTTGGATCTACAACTGTAAATGATATTACGGTGAGCATTCTAAGTTATAACGGTTATGACTTCTCTTCGCTTGGAGTTAACACTCATTTTGGAAATTACAGTTTTGGAAAAATTACTACTACTGCCAGAACATCTACGTCAGCGTTTAATTTCTACAATCAAAATGGACTCGCTGGAATTTCCACATCTGCCTTGGTTAGAAGATATATACCACTTAAAATACAAGACTATAATGTATGACAACTAAATAAAATTTAGTTGTCAAACTCATAATAAATAAGTAAAAAACCAGCAAAATGGCAGCAATCATAACTGATCAAATTAGAATATTGAACGCAAGAAATTTTCTTGCTGGTGTCACTACCACTGGTAGTTCTTATTATTCTTTTATTGGATTACCAAATGCTACTGATATACAGTCGAATTGGGATAATAGCCCACCCGCTCCAGTAGATAATTTTGATTATGAAAATGAAACATGGGAAACCATGATCGGATTGAAAAAGATTACTAGTAGTGATGTAAAATTGGTAGTTCCAAAAATCATTTGGAAATCTGGCAATACATATGACATGTATCGCCACGACTACAGTACATCAAATACAGCTAAGGTTTCTGGAGCAACTAATCTCTATAGTTCATTCTTCTATGTAATGAATAGTGACTATAGAGTGTACATTTGCCTTCAAAATGGCACTACTCCAGAAACTCCTAACGGTTCTCCTTCTTTGGACGAACCAACCTTTGTTGACCTTGAACCAAGAGCTGCTGGTGCTAGTGGTGATGGGTATATTTGGAAATATCTTTATACAATTAGTCCATCGGATATCGTAAAATTTGATTCTACAAATTACATTCCTGTTCCATCCGATTGGGCAGACTCTGATACTAATGCTTCTGTTAGAGATAATGCCGTTGACGGTTCCATTAAGATCGTTACCATTACAAATAGGGGAGTTGGATTAGGTACAGCAAATGCAATCTATACTAATGTTCCTATTAAAGGAAATGGAACTGGTGCTAGATGTACCATTACAATGAATGCGGATTCTCAAGTAGATTCCATTGTAGTTTCTTCTCAAGGATCTGGATATAGTTACGGTAATATTGATTTGGTCGCTGGTGGTGTTCCAACAGGAACCACTAGACCAGTATTTAATGTCATCATTCCACCCCAAGGTGGTCATGGTGCTGACATTTATAGAGAACTCGGAACTAAAAATGTTCTCCTCTATTCAAGATTCGAAAATGACATTCAAAATCCAGACTTTATCACTGGAAACCAAGTAGCAAGAGTTGGGATTGTAGAAAAACCAAGTACTTTTGGTACAAATACTCCATTAACAGCAGATAAAGCTAGTGCGGTAACTGCTTTGAGATTGACTGGAATTGGATACAGTTCAGCAACATACGAGGCAGATTCATTTGTCACACAAACAGTATCTACTGGTTCGACTGCCGTTGCTAGAGTTATTAATTATGATCAATCAACAGGCGTATTGAAAGTTTGGCAGGATCGTTCTCAATCTGGATTTAACACTGTTGGAGCAGCAATTACAAATCCACAATATGGATTTGATCAGGTTGATTTTACAGCATCTCCAACTGGAGATGGATCTCTTACAGTTACTGGAGGATCTATATCTGGTGGACTGACTATTGATAGCACTTTTACAGGTGTTTCTACCGTAATAAATAATAGAACATTCTACCTTGGTCAATCGTTTACTAATGGCATTGCGAATCCTGAAGTTGCAAAATATTCAGGCAACATAATCTATGTTGATAATAGACCATCTGTGACAAGATCAACCAACCAAAAAGAAGACATCAAGGTTATATTACAATTCTAAGGAATTATGTCGCAAATCACAAATCTCAACGTTGCTCCATATTATGATGACTTTGACCCAACGGACAACTATCATAGGGTCTTGTTTAAGCCTGGATATCCAGTTCAGGCAAGAGAGTTAACAACGCTTCAGTCTATTTTACAAAATCAGATTGAAAGATTTGGTCAGCACTTCTTCAAAGAAGGTGCTAAGGTAATTCCAGGAAATACCGCATATAGTAGAAATTATTATGCTGTCGAATTGAGCACCACATTTCAAGGTGTTCCAGTTGACGCATATATTGATCAACTCGTTGGTTTAAAACTTACTGGACAGAACTCTGGAGTAACTGCGACAGTTGATTATTATTTAACTTCATCAGATTCTGAAAGGGGCAACCCAACCATTTACGTCAGTTATTTGGCATCAAGCAATCAAGATAATGCTTCTCAGGCTTTTTATAGTGGAGAAGCACTTGTAGCTGAGGGCAATATTATAAGTGGTCTTTTAGGAAATCAAATAATCGCATCTGGAGAACCATTTGCTAATACTATTTCCAGAAATGCTACTTCAGTAGGATCTGCTTTTTCTATTGTAAATGGTGTCTATTTTATTAGAGGTCAGTTTGTCAATGTTTCGGATGAAACGTTAATTCTTGATCAATATACAAATACTCCATCTTACAGAATTGGTCTTTATATAAATGAAGAGATAATTACACCTGATCAAGACGAAGAGTTAACCGATAATTCCCAGGGATACAACAATTATGCTGCTCCAGGAGCAGATAGATTAAAAATTTCTACATCTCTCTTCAAAAAATCTCTGACAGATTTTAATGATGAGAACTTTGTAGAACTTGCTGTTGTAGAAAATGGCATATTAAGAACAACCAGAAATACTACTCAGTATACTCTTATTAGTGATGAACTCGCCAGAAGAACATATGATGAATCTGGCAATTATTATATAAGACCTTTCACCATTGTTCCAAAAGAATCTTTAAATGATGGTGAAGGAAATAGGGGAATTTTAGAAGAAAATCAGATAGCACCAAGCGGCAGCATTCCTTCAGATGACTTAGCACTTTATGAAGTTTCTCCCGGTAAGGCATATGTAAAGGGATACGAAATTGAGACTGTAGGATCGACTCTTCTTGATGCTCCAAAGGCGAGAACGACAAAAACTATAGAAAATCAATCAATATTTTATAATACAGGTTCTACCGTAAAACTTAATAGAGTTTATGGTGCTCCATTAGTTGGTGCTGGAAATACTTATGTTTTGAGTTTAAGAAGTCAAAGAGTTGGATCTTTAAGTGATGGAAGTGTTGGTGCTGGTCAAACTTATGCTGCTGGAGAGGAAATTGGAGTTGCCAGAGTTTATGACTTTAGATTGGAGTCTGGATCATATAGCACTTCAAATGGCAATTTGAACGAATGGGATCTGTCTTTATTCGATGTACAGACTATTACCAAAATTACATTAAATGAAAATACTACTTTAACTACACCAACCTTTGTAAAGGGAAAAAATAGCGGAGCAACAGGATTCTTAAAGAACAGCATCAGTGATACTAACGTAATTGAACTGTATGATACTACTGGCACTTTCACAAGGTATGAAAGTTTTGAATTTGATGGTATTGATAATGGAAGAGTAGCTACTGCTATTACTGCCTATGGTATTTCTGATGTTCAATCAGTATATGGTAAAGTTGGTGTAGGAACGACTTTTGCTGCGGATATTATACCAACAACAAGATCTACTATAGGAATTGCCACTATCACCGCTGTTAATGCTAGTGGAGAAAGTACAATAATTTCAACCAATCCACAATTCCCAGGAATTGTAAGTGTTGGTGATCTTATTAGTTACACAAGCACTGACACAGCACAAAGTTTTACCGATCCTGTCTTTGCGACGGTAAAGACCGTCAACACCTCTGATATTGTCGTTACTGGAGTAACCACTGTTTCTGGAATATGTCAAGGAAGACTTCCAGAAACTGGATCGAGAATTGAAGTGTCCAATCTGAAGGTTTTAAAGACTGCATTGTCTGCCTCCAGTGATAGCACATTATTCACATCACTTCCAAAAGAAAATATTTCTGAACTTATTGTAAATGATTCATTTATTACACTCAGAAAATACACTAGCGTCAATATTTCTGGCAATGAATTATCTGCTGTCGTAAATGCAGGAACTAATGAAACTTTCTTGCCCTTTGATGAGGAAAGATATTCTCTGATTAGGTCTGACGGATCTACGGAAGTTTTAACGTCGGATAAGTTCTCTTTTGCTAATGGAGCTACAGAACTTCAAATCTACAATCTCGGAAACGACGATACAAACGCTCAGTTAATTTATACTGTCAAAAAAATTAAACCAGTTGCTAAGAAGAAAAAGAAAAATAGAGTAAATTCTATCATTATTAGCAACTCCAAATTATCTGGATCTGGAATTGGAGCAACAACATTAAACGATGGCCTTACATATGGAAATTATCCATATGGAACAAGAGTTCAAGATAAGAAAATTTCACTCAATGTTGGTGACGTTATCAATATTCATGCCATTTATGAGTCTGCTGACACAAGTGCTGCTTCGGCACCAACAATGATCATTTCTTCTCTTACTGGACCAACAGCAAAGACTAGCGATTTGTTAATTGGCGAAAGAGTTGTAGGTCGTCTCAGTGGAGCTAAAGCAATTATTGCCGAAAAACTCACAGACAGTCAAATTTCATTCATATCCAAAAATGGAATTGATTTTAGAGAAGGAGAAACTGTTACATTTGCGGAAACCGGCGTTCAAGGAATCATATCAACGTTAAATGAACCCAGTTTTAATGTTTCCAAAAACTTTAAATTTAACACTGGACAAAAAGGATCTTTCTACGGACATTCCTCCATTGTTAGAAAAGATGGTATAGATGAACCATCAAAACAACTGAAAATCTATTTTTCAAATGGATACTTCGAATCTACTGATAGTGGAGATTTTGTAACCGCCAATTCATACACCGATTTTGACTATTCAGATGATATTAGATCGGTTGATGGTCATAGGAACACTGATATTATTGATATCAGACCAAAAGTTTCTACTTACACTACGGCAGAAGGATCAAGATCGCCATTTGAATTCTATGGAAGAACATTCAACCAATCTGGCAATTCTTCAAGCGTAATTTCTTCAGACGACGCCTTTGACGTAAGTTTCTCATACTATCTCCCAAGAGTTGATAGAATTTTCCTTACTCAATCTGGCAAATTCCAAGTCCAATATGGAACACCATCAGAGACTCTGGAAAGACCATTACCAGTAGATGATGCTATTGAAATTGCTACTGCTATAGTACCTCCATATGTTTATAATGTAAATGATATAAAACTTCAATTCTTAAAGTATAAGAGATATCGCATGTCCGATATCAATAAACTTGAAGATAGAATTAAAAACTTAGAATACTACACGGCTCTTTCTTTACTTGAGGCAAATACTGCCAACTTCTTTATTCCTGATGAAAGTGGACTTAATAGATTTAAGTCAGGTTTCTTTGTAGATAACTTTACCTCACTCAATGCTCAAGAAGGTGCTTTTAGATTCAAAAATAGCATCGATGTCAAGAATAAAGTTCTGAGACCACAACATTATACAAATGCTATTGATCTCATCCAAGGTCCTGTTGTCAATGTTGATACAACTGCTGACCTTTCTTCGACTCAACCAGAAGGTGTAAATATCAGAAAGTCTAGCGATATTATTACATTAGACTATGCTGAAGTAGAGTGGCTGAAACAAACTTTTGCTACAAGATCTGAAAGTGTAACTCCATTCTTGGTAAGTTTCTGGCAAGGTTCTCTGGAATTGACCCCAGCAACTGATACTTGGATTGATACTGTTAGACTTGAAGCAAAAGTTATTGAGACTGAGGGTAATTATGCTGAGACCTTAGCAAGAGCTGTTGAGGAGCAAGGAGTTGATCCCCAGACAGGATTTGCTCCTACTGTCTGGAACGCATGGCAAACTAACTGGACTGGTCAGGATGTCATTGAAACAACCAGAACTAGAACCACTAATCCCTCAAGAGAAGTTAATATCCAAGGACATGGTGGCAGAGGAAGAGTTAGGGTATCTACAAGAACCGTCAATGCTGATGTTATTGAGGATACTTTCAGAGAGGTTAGAGATACTGGAGTAATGTCCAGGACTGGAAACAGAACAATAATCACCGAACAATTTGATATGGAATCTGTCGGTGACAGACTTGTAAGTAGAGACATTGTTCCTTACATGAGATCTAGAAATGTTCAATTTGTTGCTAAGAAAGTAAAACCACTCACGAAGTTATATGCTTTCTTCGATAATACAAATGTAACTAGATTCTGTGTACCAAAACTTCTTGAGATTTCAATGGTTACCGGAACCTTTGACGTTGGAGAAACTGTAATTGGTACAGTAAGAAACACTGGAACTGGTCCAGTTAATGATAACCCACCAAAAATTACATTCAGAGTTGCTCAATCTAATCATAAATCTGGACCATACGATTCTCCAGATAGAGTTTACAGACAAAACCCATACAATTCACAACCACTTTCAGAATCATATTCAGCAACTTCAACAATCCTGAATGTAGATACTTTCTCACTGGCAAATCAACCTGAGGGAGACTATTTTGGTTATGTTCAGCAAAATATGATTCTTGTTGGCCAAACTAGTGGTGCTCAAGCAACAATTACAAATGTTAGATTGGTTGCTGACATTGGTGCGGACCTCAGAGGAAGTTTCTTCATTCCAAATCCAAA